CACTCGATCCCTCTGATGTTGATAGTGGTCTGTTTGATGGGATTCTCAAGTCGATGACATCTCCTACGTTTACAGAGGTATCTCCATAGGTAAGAAATTGAACTTGAAAAAAGTCTTGTTCAAAGTATCTTGATATTGAACTTTGTAGCCATTGTTTTGCATTGTTATCTACAGTTCCACCTGTGTGTAGATTTGAACTACCAGATGAATGTACAAATAGTCTAGAAGAAGGATAATCATATATGCTCTTCTTGTCTTTGTTTTCCATGTTGGTTTCGGAAATCAAAGGGCCTGATTTATTTAAGTGACTATTTGTCCTGACTGTCTTAGGATAATTATCAGAAAAACTGTACTCGTACTTATTCAACTGTTTATTGTAAATATCATGTTGAAGTAGGGTAGAAGAGAACATTCCATTTGAACCATTTGTCAAAGTATCAGAGCTATCCAAAACCTCAAACTCTAAGATTTGAGTCATCCTTTTTCCTATCGGATCATTTGGTTCTACTGGTTGTAATCGATAAACTCTTGTAGTTGGGGATACAGTGCTCGCCTTTGCTCTACCTAATAAACTGTCAAACGATCTATAATGATATCCTTGAGTAGTTTCAAAAAACAAATAATAAGAATGTTCGTCCTCTCTGGATATAGACTCTTCAGCCATATTACGTATGGTTCTAAATGGTCTTAGGTTGGGAACAACGTAAGTTCTAGTATTTTTTGTTGGTTCTACAAATAATCTTTTTCTACTGTTCAAATATTTCTCATCTCTTAATATCTGTTCGACATGAGTACTGAACTCTCCTTTATAAGATTTAGAAACTCTGGTTCTAACATTCAATATAGCTTCATCTGTAGTCCAATTGAGAAGATAGATATGTGAATGTTCTCCAGAAGTTATTCTTTTCTCTATATCATAGACATTTGCAAAGAAAGTTGTAAAGTCTATACTCAGACCAAAGCCTGGAGTTGTTACCTTAAATATTATTTTTTCCTGACCTATGATTGGAAGGGACTGATAGATACCACTACTGTCATCTATTAGGAGTGATCCAGTTATTGAACTGGACTCAATGTCTTCATAAATTATGAGTTCTAAGACTTGATCTGTTACATCAATTTGACGCCCAGTGCTACCAGAAATAACCACACCATCCAAAGCGTAATCGCCAGGTTTGTATATAAAGTCTTTGTTCATCTTGACATTAAATTACTAAACTCATCAACAAAAAAACTTAGATAATCATTTCTTAGTAAACTAATTTTTCTCTTGGATTCATTTAGAGCATCTTCATATTCACGATTAGTGATGGTAGTTGCTCCAGCGGTTCCTTGAGGAACTTCAATTTTTATGGATGTATCACCAGAGGATTGTGATATTTCATAGTGATGAGCTTGATTCAATTGAGTTGGTGTATATTTGTCTGAAAGATACAATTGCAACTGTCTTGTTGATTTAGGCCAATCATGAAAAGGATCTGTTATTCCATTTGTCATGAGTATGACCCAATGATAGTAAACACTACCATGATGTTTGTCTGCAACTATCTCAGGAGTTTCACCCTCCTGAATTTCATACTGATCTAGTAGAGTCAACTCTTTTTTCATGTTGGCTCTGAGTCTAACTCTCTTCAGTATGTCAGTGACAATTACAACTGTACCATCACCATTGACATCATAAGGTGCTACTGGAAATTTATTGAAATAAGACATCAGTACCCTTCTAAAATATCTTCCTTTGTGACCAATTTGGTTTCCATAAAATCTAATTTCATTTCCATTTCAGCCATTGGAGCACCACCTCTGTGTGCAACTGGTCTTAAAGTTTGAAATTCGTTTGGTGTATAATTAATATCTACACCAGTACAAACGCAAGTATAAATTTTATTCATCCAAGTATTTTCATCCCCCCTGTACATATAAAAAATATCAAACTCAGAAGGAACTGTAAAATATCTTCCAGAGGTTTGTTTGTTGTATTCTGGTAGCATGTGAAATTTGAATGTACGTATAATCTTATCTACCATCGATGCTTCTTTTTCATCTCTTGGTGTAAATCGATAAGTATAGGAAAATTTACGAAATCCAATTCCAGTGAACATTGCTTCAAGAAAGTTATTAACTGCTTGGTTAGACAATTTGTCCAGAGTACCAAGTGCATCTCCTACTTTAAGAAGTTGAGCAGCAGTTTCTATTGACTTTCTTTCATATATGTCTGCAGCTGCGGTAAATGGATTTGCTTTTTGAGCACCTTCAGTTCCATCTTGTGTGGCCTTAGATCCAGCCCCTGTCACTGCATTCTTGAAATCAGTTATACCAGCCGCATTCATTCCCTGAAGCATTGCACCACCCACAGCCCCAATCTCAGACTCTTTATAAGATGATGAATATTGAACTCCAATACTTGGAGGCATATAAAGAACTATAGCATCTGAAGTTCTTTTAGTTCTTTCTTTTCCTAATTCTTGAGCAGCAGTGCCTTGAGATTTAGGTTTACCTTTTACTGGACTAGTAAGTTTACCACCATCACCAACCACTTTTCCATTGCCTGAGTTTACTCTTTCTATTCCAAAAGTAGGGTTAGAATATGATTGTTGATTTCTTCTATTAATTTTTTCAGCACTATCTGTAAGTTGAGGATTCACATTGAACATCTTTTTTGGATCTTTAGAATGTTCGGCCTCAGTATACATTGTTTCATTGGGAACATTGATATAAAACAACATATAGTGTCCTAGATCTGATCTAGTCTGAATGTCATAGGGATATTCAAGTGTAGAGTAAGACCACTTGTTATTGAAATTCATGTGACTAATTGGACTATTATCTGATTGTGTCCTTTTTGAAGGAGTTATATCAGCTGGTCCTTTTTTACCATCATCAATTCCAGTGGCTTTTCTTAAAGATTGAGTTATAAAATTTTGCATAAGTATTCCTATAGTCTAGAAGTATTTATGTCATATAAGGGAAAGTACCATCCCACGAAACGTGAGAAATACAGGGGTGATGTTAATAATATAGTCTATCGTTCACTCTGGGAGCGTTCATTCATGAAGTATTGTGATGACAACCCAGATGTTGTTGAGTGGGGCTCTGAAGAAATAGTCATACCTTACATCTCTCCAATCGATGGAAAGAGACATCGATACTTTCCAGATTTCTACGTCAAGACCTCCAAGGGTGATAAGTTTCTGGTTGAGATCAAACCAAAGAGACAAACCAAACCTCCCAAGATTCCCAAAAGAAAAACAAAGAGATTCATCTATGAAACTCATGAATGGGGAAGAAATCAAGCAAAATGGAAAGCTGCAGAGCAAATGTGCAAAAGAAACGGATGGAAGTTTCTGATACTAACAGAAGATCACTTAAACCTACCTAAATATAAGAATAATAGGTAATTATGGCTTTAAAAGCAGTATTAAAAGCTGGTTCAAAGGGTGCAAAACTAGCTCGTAATTTTCAAAAACAAGTGAAAGCACGAGCAGGAAAAGCAAAAGAATGGTTTAAAGATACAGTCAAAAGAGCAAAAGAGGAAGCTCAAATGAGGGTTCCACCTTTTGCTAGAAAGGTGTATCAACGTCCTGCTGATCCAGAAAAGGAAGGTTTAGATAGGAGAGGTTATACGGACAACCCCTCCACTCCTGGCATTGGTGGATTTTATCTATACCAATACGACCCTAAGTGGAAAGAAAAACTACCTTGGTATGACATCTTTCCCTTAGTATTTCCTTTTGACTATGCAGCTGGGGGGTTTTATGGAATCAATGTACATTATCTTCCACCGAATGCAAGAACAGACTTGATGTTGAGATTACTTGAAGCTCATGGAGCTAGTGGATTGTCTAGTCCTAGATTTAAAATGAAACTGAATTATAATATTATAACTAAATTTAAACCAGCAATACCTTGTATCAAAAGGTATTTGTATGGACAAGTTAGAGGGGGTGGTTTTTATCAGATCCCATACGAAGATTGGAGTTTTGCAGCTACGCTACCTATGCAAAAATTTGTAAAAGCATCCCAAAGTAAGGTTTGGAGATGGAGCGCCACACAATATTAAGGTAAACATGGCAGTATTCAGAGATGGAGTAAAAATAGGTAAGTTCGATGTAAGAACAGGATTATCTAAAAAAAGAGTTCAAGATCTAGCAAAAAAAGTTGGGTTAATTGATGGATATGATGATGCGGCTAAAATAGCACCTTATGGAGAACTTGATGCGATAAGAGCGGTAATTTCAAAGCAACAGGGGTTTATGAAACCCAACTCTTTTGCTATTGCTTTCAACCCCCCAAGAGGATTGCGTGATGGATTTACAACGGATACTTTAGAAAAGGACATGGCCAAGAGAAACAGGTCAGAAAGTCAACAAATAAAAGAGGGTTTTAACGCAGCAAATGCAGTTGCTGGTGGAGAAGGTGGACTCAAAGGATTAAGTGAAAAATATGATGGCATATCTAAACTGAATATTATGTGTAGTAAAGTAACTGTTCCTGAAAGAACATTTGATGTAGGACTTTATAGACATTATGGACCTGCTTTCGCATATCCAAAAGCAGTACAATACGGAACACTAACCACTACATTTTATGCCGATGGAGTTATGCAGATCAAAAAGTTTTTCGACCAATGGCAAAATCTTATCTACAATCCAATGTCTGGTAATTTCAATTACTATAATGAATATACATCTAGTTTCGACATATTCAATATAACGGATGTGGGTGATACTGTAAAAGCGGAAGCAGCAGGAGAGGGTGGGGATAATTTAGCACAACAAATAAGTGGAGCTATAAAAAACTTTTCCAAATCTGTAGATAAGTTTTTCGGATCAAATGATGATAGAATACATGGGGATAGATTCAACTTCAAAAACAAAACAGTTGATGCTTATGGATGCAGAGTATTTGATTGTTGGCCATCAGTTGTAGGTCAAATTGAATTTGATCATGGCGCAACTGATCAAATAGGAATGTTTGATGTAACATGGGCATATAGAAAATGGGTTCCATTTGGATTTAGTGGAGTTGGCGTCAAACAACAAATAAATCTCTCTGTAGGAGAGTTCCGAATGGAAAAGAATGGAATTCCATTTGTAGAAGATCTACCACCAGAACTATCTGGTCCATTAGGTGGAGCAATAGACCAAGGAATAACAACCGCCCCAATTGGTGGCATAACCAAGGGGAAGATATTCTTTTAACATTATAACGTGAGAACATTATGAGTTTACCAAAGGTAAATGCACCTGAGTATACATTAGAATTACCCTCAACTGATGAGGAAATTTTATATAGACCTTTTTTAGTAAAGGAAGAAAAACTTTTACTCATAGCACAAGAGACAGGAGATGAGACTTCTGTTATCAATGCTGTAAAAAATATTGTACAGGCCTGTATTCTCAATGAGACTATAGACGTAAGTACAATGGCTCTGTTCGATCTAGAATATATCTTTCTAAATCTTAGAGCAAAATCAATTGGCGAAACCGCACAATTGAAAGTTAAGTGTCCAGATGATGAAAAGACAATGGTGGATATAGAAGTATTTCTACCAGATGTTAAAGTGGTTGTTGGTGAAGGTCATACCAACAAAATCGAATTGACAAAGGATATGTTACTAGAAATGACTTATCCTAGATTTGATTCTATAGTGACCATGAAGAAAAGATTTGGTGATCTAACAGATATCGAAATGTCTTTTCACATGATGGCTGACTGCATGGCGGTTCTTTATCATGGTGATGAGGAATATGACATGATAGATCATAGTCATCAAGAAAAACTAGATTTCTTGGATGGATTAACCCAAGATCAGTTTATGAAGATGCAACAATTTTTTGATACATCTCCAAAGTTGTCTCATGAAATTGAAATACAAAACCCTAAAACCAAAAAGAAAAGCAAACTCAAATTAGAGGGAATGCAGTCTTTTTTCTAGTAGCCCTCTCACACATAAACTTGGAGTCAATGTTCAAGTATAACTTTGCACTTATACAACATCATAAGTGGAGTTACTATGATCTAGAACACATGATTCCGTGGGAGAGGGATATCTACCTTGAATTACTCCACCAGTGGATAAAAGAAGAAGAAGAAAGACAGAGAGAACAACAAAGGAAACAAAGAGGATAAATGGCCGAAGCATTACCACTTCCTGCATCTGAACACGCTGGATTACTTCAACAACTAAAAGATTCTTTTAGTGAGGGAGTTCAAATTCAAAAAGATTCAGACAAAAAAACAGAAGAAAAACAAAGACTGATATCGGAAAATACTAAAAGAGCTGCTCAAATTGCAGGAAGAGCTTTTGAGTCAACTAAAGGATTACTCAAAGGAATTGACAGTATTGCTGAAACTACTATTTTAGGATATTCTCTTGCAAAGAAAAGTTTTACCTTGGCTCAAAGAAGTGCAAAGGCTGCACTAAGAGGTGCAGGAAAACTTGCAGGAGAAGGACTAGCAGCTGGTGGTAAGAAAATAGCAGGAGCTGCAAAATCTATAATGGACATTCTTATGGATGGTGCGATTATGGTTGGTATCTTTGCACTTCTCAAGTTATTTGAATCTGGTGGACTAGAATGGTTGACTCTTGCAAAAGATGCTTTGGTTGGAATTTATGAATGGTTTCAGTTGTTATTTAAAGATCCTAAAGCTGCAATGGTTCAACTTTGGAATGGTATAACTAGTGGAATGTCTGATTTAGGAAAATGGATCTATGATAATGCTCTTGAACCTATTTGGAGTTGGTTTAAAGGTATGTTTCCTGGCGCCGCTGATGTTATGGAAAAATTATTTGGTGGGATTGCTAGTGTAGCAGGAAATCTAGGAGATTGGATTTATACCAATGCAATCAAACCTGTCTGGGAATGGTTTGAACTTTTGTTCGATGATCCTATGGCAGCTATAGATCAACTTTTTGGTGCTGCCTTAAAATTAGGAGAATGGGTTTACAATAATGCAATAAAGCCATTATGGGATTGGTTTAACACACTGTTTACGAATCCAATGGAAGCTGTAAATCAGTATTTTAAATTCATAGGAAATATAGGTAAGTTTGTTTATGATGAAGCCATTGCTCCTTTATGGAAATGGTTTGGGGATACATTTCCTGGCGCAAAAGAAAAACTCCTTGAGTGGTGGAATACCATTTTTGTTGATTCATCCATTGGGTCTTATATCTTCAAAAATATGTTAGAACCTCTTTGGAATTGGATAGGAAATTTATTCACTAATCCAACTGAAGCATTAAATGATCTTTGGACTTTTTTCAAATCATTTGACACATGGATTTTTGATACAGTATTAAGTCCTCTCTGGACATGGTTCAAAGGTTTGTTTCCAGATGTTGCGGTAAAACTTGAGGCCTTTTGGAAAGAACTTACTGGTGGGGGCGACTCTCTTATTGGTCAGATAGGAGGCTACTTAACCAAAGCTTGGGAATGGTTTACAGGTCTGTTCGACTTCTCAACATTAGAAACATCAATAGCATCTGTATTGAACTTTGTGTTCTTTATTCCTAATCTCATTATAGGATTACTAGATGGTGCTTGGACATACCTCAAGGGTCTGTTTGGATTCAAAGAAGACGAATCAAAACCAAAGGAACCATTCAGTGTAGGTAAGTTGATTGTGGATCTTGGTAAAAGTATTTGGGGTTATGTCAAAGGTCTATTTGGATTTGGGGCTGAAGCTGCAGAAGAAGCAGTTCCTAAAGTAGATGAAGGAGAATTGAAAAAAATGGGTTCTAAGTTTAGTTTAACTGGATTGATTGGGGATATGGTTGACAGTATTGTTGATTTCTTCACGAACCTATTCAATTTTGATGTCGAACAAGTTTTCAAAGATGTATTTGGCGCCCTTGGTGACTTTGGTGCAAAAGCTTATGACTTTTTATTTGGAGATGATGAGGAAGATAAGTCAGTTAAAGCAAAGGCTGAAGCAGAAAAACTAGAAGTAGAAAATGCAACTAAGGCAATGGAAAAACTTGCAGAAGGATTTCAAACTGCAACGATAACTGCTGACAATATTCAATTGAATGATACTGCATTAATATCTCTTGCAAAGGCATTAACTACAGGGGAAGGTGGAGTTGGTGCAACAGTTATAAACAACTATTTTGACAACTCCACTGTGACTCAAAGTACCGCTTCTGGTTCAACTACTGTAGCAATGACAAAAGATGCTAAGAACTCAAAAGCGTTGAAGGATGGTTAAGAAGTAGCCAACTTCTCAAAGTACGCCATAGTATCAGACGTATCTGTTTTAGTTGGTGTGCCTCCTGAGAACGGAACCTTAGTTTCGTCCGATGGTCCAAACGAA